GACAAACATTAGGGAAGCGTGACCATCGGGTATCTCAAAATTATCCCCATCGGCATCGGGGGGGGGTGCTTAGCAGCTGACGACTGTGCGCTGTTTTTATGGGCAACTTTCCCGATGCTGCGAGAAGCTCTCGATTTAATAGCCGCGTGGGGTTTCAAGTATAAAACGATCGCCTTCAACTGGGTAAAGCAAAACAAGCGAGGCAACGGGCTTTTTTGGGGGCTCGGGAACTGGACGAGAAGTAATTCGGAAATATGCTTGCTTGCAATCAAGGGCAAACCTAAGCGCGTCAGCGCATCCGTTCACAGCGTTGTTATGACGCCTTTACAAAAACACAGCCAAAAGCCCGACGAAGTTCGCGATCGCATCGTGGAGCTTATGGGCGATCTGCCGCGGATCGAGCTATTCGCCCGTTCGGCAGCGGAAGGCTGGGACTGCTGGGGAAATGAAGCCCCGCAAAATAACACCGAAATTTAAAAAGGGGGAAATCCAAATTAGCAACAACACAACCGGGGAAACCCGCCGCGAAAGTTACGAAGCGATCACTACGGAAGCCAGCAAGCGCGGCGCGCTTATACTCGACGTTCTCGGCAATAGGCAGATGACCGTCGACGAAATCGTGTACGAGCTTATCGAACGCCGCGAGATCCTGCACTTTGACCGCAACTTCGTCGCTCCTCGGCTTACCGAGCTCAAGGAAGCGGGCGCGGTCGAAGTAATCGGGAAACGCAAAAGCCCCCGCACGGGGAAGAACGTCGCCGTCTGGGCGAGAAAATCGAAAAATTAAGGAGAAAGCTATGAACAACCAACAACCCACCAGCAACTTATTAAAGCGCGAAACCTACAAAGCGATCAAACGCATGGAACGCGAGCAACTGAGCGCTTACGTCTCAAATATTTACATAAAAGGCTTTCAAGCCGGACAAAAAGCCGCCGCCCCGAACGCGCTGCTGAACGCGTTCCGCGACACGCTCCTCTCCGTTGCGGACATCGGGCCCACCAGAGCCGACGCTATTATCAAGCGCCTTTCGGACACCTTAAAGCTCGACGCGGCTGCGGAACAGCCCAAACCCGCACCCGCTTCGGACGCGGTCAAGCGACTTGCCACCGAGCTCTACGATTGCGGAATGGACTGCTGCAAGATCTGCGTTCACGATCGCGAATGCAACGCACCCGAGAATTATCGGGAAGATGCCGAAAACGATCGCGACAAATGCATCGCGGGCATTGTCAGCTTCGCGGAAGGAGGCGGCAATGAATAACGCAACCCCGAAGGATCCGATTATCAAACGCGCAAAGGTCAAAGGCACAGGGCTTCCTATCGACGGGCACACGCTGACCTTCGGCTTCTGGGCTTACGACGGGCACAAACAGCCGCACTTGTTAGACTGGGAAAAAGACGCCGACGAGGCGGTTATGAAAACGATGCACCAAACGGACGAACTCTACAGCAAGATGCCGCTCGAAGAATTTGCAAAGCTCTGGGCGGCGGGCGAGTACGAAAGCGACGGCGCCTTCTGCATCGCGCCCGAATGTGTCGAAGTCGTCAATATCGAATGCAACGCCGAGAACATCAGCAACAGCACCGTCGTGCAAGGGAATCGGGCAGAAACGATTACCGTCGAGAACAAGGTGCAGATCAACAGCAACAACGGAGGCGGCGGCAATGAATAACGACCAAATAAAACCCAAAGGCACCGCCGACGGCGTTCCCGTCTACTGCTCGCACGACGTGATCGTTAAGACGGCAGATATGAAGCCGAACCCGAAGAACCCGAACCAACACCCTGACGAACAGCTCCGCCGCCTCGGCGCCATAATTCGCGCCGCAGGCTGGCGCAACCCGATCACGGTCAGCACTCGCTCCGGGCTTATCGTTCGCGGACACGGGCGGCTTCTGGCGGCTCAAATGGCAGGGCTGAACGAAGTGCCGGTTGATTATCAGAACTATGCAACGGAAGCCGACGAACTGGCGGATCTTGTCGCAGACAACCGCATCGCCGAGCTCTCCGATCCCGATATGCAAAAACTCGCGGAAGTGTTCGCGTCAATCGAAGGCACCGACACTTCTCTCGATCTGACTGGTTACAGTCAAGACGAATACGCCGAACTTTCCGCCGCCTTCTCGGACGCGGTTCATACGGAAAGCCTGCCCGAAGATCCCGACGAAATTCTTCCCGAAGTTCAAAAGGATGCGGTAACGCGCAAGGGCGACTTATGGATCTGCGGCAAGCACCGCGTCTATTGCGGCGACAGCACAAATGCGGGCGACGTCGCGGCGCTTATGCAAGGCGAGAAGGCGGCGATGTGCTTCACGGATCCACCGTGGAACGTCGCGATCGGACTCAGCTCCAACCCGAAGCACCGCCAGCGCGAAGGTATGCTCAACGACAATATGCCCGAAGCGGAATTTGAGAAATTCGTCAGCGGCTTCGCCCGCCAGCTCGTTGACAACGTCGAAGGCGATCTTTACTGCGTACTCGGCGCCAGCGAGTGGCCCACTCTTGACAAATGCCTGCGGGCGGTCGGCTATCACTGGAGCGCGACGATCATCTGGGCAAAGGACACCTTCGTTCTCGGTCGAAGCAAATACCACCGCCGCTATGAGCCTATATGGTACGGCTGGCACAATAGCGGAAAAAGCTCGTTTTGCAATCGTCGCGACTTAGACGACGTCTGGGAAGTCCCGCGTCCGAAGCGGTCGAAAGAACACCCTACGATGAAGCCCGTGGATCTCGTAAGAAAAGCAATCGCAAACAGCAGCACCGTCGGCGATCTCGTTTTGGATCTATTCGGTGGCAGCGGAACGACGATGATCGCCGCCGAGTATGAAGAGCGCCGCGCCGCTATGCTGGAACTGAACCCGAAGTACGTCGACGTCATCGTTCGCCGATATATTCAGACTACAGGGCGGCGGGACGTCAAATGCATCCGTAACGGTGCAGAGCTTGCGGCGGCGGAAATTGCAGACATTTTCAAGGAGACGGAAGAATGAACAAGACAAGAATCGACTGGTGCGACAGCACCGTGAACCCCGTCGTCGGGTGCCCTAACGGCTGCGAATGGTGCTATGCACGGCGGCAAAATAAACGGTTCCATTATGTGGAGAACTGGGAAAAGCCCGAGTTCAAGCCCGACGTTTTGAAAAAATTCGGAAGCAAAAAGCCCCGCGCGGTATTTATCGACAGCATGAGCGACATCGGGTGCTGGCGGGATGAATGGCTTGTCGAAGTTCTTCAGACAATGGCGAACAACCCGCAACACGACTATATCGCCCTGACAAAGACGAGCCTGCCCGCACTCAATAAGAAGATCGGCGCCGCACTTGCAATAGTCGACGGAGACTTCGACCTGTATATCGGGAAATCTATCACGACGCAGGTGCAAGCGGACGCTTTCCGTGCGGAGAATGAAATTATCGACTTTTTGAGCATAGAGCCGTTGCTCGAACCCATTGACCTGAAAGACGGCGCACAAATGATCCACGCGATCATTATCGGAGCGGAAACAGGAAACCGCAAAGGCAAAGTCAAACCCGCCGCCGACTGGGTGCGCGATCTCGTAAAACAGGCGGACAGCAACAAGATCAGCGTGTTTATGAAGGAAAGCCTTCGCTCGATAATGGGTGCCGAGTTCCGTCAGGATCCGCTTCCGTGGCGGAGGATCGGCAAATGATACATCTCGGCGACGTAACGAAAATAGACGGATCCGCCGCCCCTCTCGTCGACGTTATAATCGGCGGAAGCCCCTGTCAGGATCTTTCCGTCGCTGGGAAACGTGCAGGGCTGGACGGAGCCCGCTCCGGGCTGTTTATGGAGCAAATCAGAATAATCAAGCAAATGCGAAGGAGATGCCAAGATGCTGGAGCAAATGAAATTAGACGTCGATACTTTGTGTGTGAGAACGTCCCCGGAGCCTTCAGCTCCAACGGCGGCGAGGACTTCCGCACCGTGCTCGAAGAAATCTGCAGAATCGTCGACGAAGGCGCCCATGTTCCTCGACCTCACGCGGGGGGGGGTACGCTCTGGAGAACAAGCGGAGCGATCGTGGGCGACGGGTATTCCGTTGCGTGGCGGGTGCTCGACGCTCAATTCTGGGGAGCCCCCCAGCGTCGCCGTCGCATCGCACTTATCGCAGATTTTGGAGGCGCGACCGCTCCCGAAATACTATTTGTCGGCAACAGCGTGTCAGGGCGTACTGAGACGGGCGGAACGACGCGGCAAGGATCTTCCGCCGATATTGAAGGCGGCGCTGGAGCGGCAATCGGCTTTGATTATTTGCAAGGATCAGGATCCCGCGGAATAGGTGCCGAAACCGAACGCTGCGGAACAATCCGAATACAGCCGCATATCGCAGTATGTCAAAAGCCGATCGGCTTCAACTACACCAACAGCATCACGGCGAAAACAAACCCGACAATCGACAAAGCCGAAGCTCTTCGTGCTTCGGGTGGCGGCGGCGCCGCCGTGTGTTACGCCTTAGACCGCGCATCGTTCAATCAGGGAATTAACGCGCAATACAATCCGAGTATTACCGATGACGGAATTATTCAGACGATTGTTTCAAAAGGTCCGGGCGCCGTGTGCGTGAAAGACAGCGCCGAAGTATATGACGCTCGCGGAAACGGCAACGGGGAAATAGTTCCGACTATTACAGGCGACCACAATGACCGCATAACGGACTACACGGCGGTCGTAACGCAAAAGCCTACATACTGTCTGCAGGGCAACGGAATCGACCGCACGGAAAAATCGGGATGCAACGGAAAAGGCGTCAAGGAAGGCGTGTGTTACACCCTGAACACCACCGACCGCCCGGCGGTAAGCGACGGCGCCGAAGGTTACATAGTCCGCCGCCTGACGCCGCTCGAATGCGAACGACTGCAGGGCTTCCCGGACGGCTGGACGGACATCGGCGAATGGGTGGATGTGAAAGGCAAGACGCGGCAAACCACGGACGCGGCAAGGTATAAGGCGCTGGGTAATTCAATCGCGATCCCGCCGTGGAAATGGGTGCTCAAGCGTTTATGTGCCAATTACGAACGCGATGCCACTATGGCGAGCTTATTCGACGGGATCGGCGGCTTCCCGCTCATCTGGGAACGCCTGAACGGCGCGGGCACCTGCATCTGGGCGAGCGAGATCGAAGAGTTCCCGATCGCCGTAACAAAAAAACATTTTCAAGGAGCAACGGTATGAAAAAACAAACAAACCCCTACCGCGGCGGAGTCGAGTGTTCTCTCAATATTACACGCCAGACCAACACGAAAGGAATGAAGGTTATGACGACGCGCGAAACGCCTACGACTCACAACTACGGCAAGCTGATCGTTTTCGACTGCGCCAAATGCGGCACAAATCTCTGCGCTTGCTATGAAACGGATCCCGCCCGCGGCGGCGGAATACACGAAGAATGGCACTATTGCAGTAAATGCGGCAACCCGCTCGACTTCGGCGAGTTCTATCATAAGCCGGAACAGCCCGATCCGCCGCCTACGTCGGACGACGACATTAAATTCGAGGAGTAATGCATGGAAACGAAAAAAGAACAACCTTTCAACGGGATGAAATGGGAAAAGACGTCGAGCACAAGCTGGGAAGCCCGCGGACAAAACGGCACTTTCTATCTGAAAGCCAACTGCGGCGGCTGGCGCGGGGAATACATCCCGACAAACCCCTACGGCAAACGGTTCTATTTGCGCTGGACGAAGAAGATCCGCGAGATCAAGGACTGGTGCGAAAATAATCACTACTGGGAGGAACCGAAGCGTGAAAACCCTGTCAATATGGCAACCATACGCAAGCCTTATAGCGATTAAAGCCAAGCAATATGAAACGCGGGGCTGGGCGACGAAATATCGCGGCCCGCTCTTGATCCACGCCGCCGCCAAGTCGCCCGCCGCCGTTTACAAGATACTCGATAACGACGTCGTCGGGGAGATCGAGAAGGCGCTCGCTCCACTCGGCTCTACGAGCGAGAATATCGGGCACCTGCGGGCGAAATGCCTGCCGCTCGGGAAAGTGATCGCGATCGCAAATTTGACCGACTGCATTGAAATAACGCCCGCATTCGCCGCGTCCGTAAGTGCGGAAGAAAGAGCCTTCGGCGACTGGACGCTCGGACGGTATGCGTGGAAGCTCGAAAGCGTGAACCCGCTCCCGTTCTTCATTCCCGCCAAAGGACAACAAGGGATCTGGAACTTCCAGACCGACAAAATCAACGAAAAAGGAGAATATACCCAATGAGCGCACAAAGCGACTACAAGGCGGCGGCTGCCGCACTCGAAAAGTTCTGCAACGAAGAGACAAACTTCGCCGTCGAGATTCTGACGGAAAACTACCCCCTGAGCGTAAAGTTCACACCCAACGCGCAGATGAGCCTGTTCGATTCGGAAAATTACACCGTCGACGAAAACGGAGAGATCGGCAATATACTCATCAGCGTCGGGCAGTCTACCCGCGTTCTATCCACGCTTCGCTTCAAAATGGACGCGAAGCTCATGAAGAAAATGATCAAGCTCTCCGAAAAGGTCGGCAACGCATATCTTCACGCTTTCCGCGAAGGTGCCCAGTTTGCGCCCGCGGCAATCGAGAAGGCGACGGATCTATTTGTCGACGAGCTCTGGAAAACCTGCATCCCCGATACGTCGGTCGTGATATTCAACAGCCGCAAATACAAGCAGGCGCTGAATACCGTGCTCAAGAGCGTTCTTTCCGGCGACGAGGTAAAGATCCCCGATGATCTTCCCGAGTCGCCTCCGCGCAAATATCGGGCTGACATATCGCTCTATAATCTATTCCCGACAAATGCGGACGAATCGCCCAGCGACCACGTCGGCGGCGACGTCGAATACTTCACGGAAGGCGAGGATCTCGAAGCCGTGAGAGACGAAGCCGTCAATCAAATCGCCAGCGTTTGCTTATCGCGCGACATTCCCGCAGGGCAGAGCTTCGGAATAGTTTTGACGCTTTCCTGCAACGATGAGCACGTCGATACCGACGAAGGATCCGCGACGTGGGACGGTTCGGAGGTGCATATTGAAATTTAACGCCACCCGCCGCCCGCGGCGATGCGTTATATGCGGCGCGGCTATCAAGACCGAGTACGGACACAATGCACAACCGATCGCTGCGGGAACGTGCTGCGACGTCTGCAATTACAGCGTCGTCGTGCCGGCAAGAATAGCCGCCGCCTTAAATCAAGGAGGAAATCGGAAACAATGAAATGTGCAGACTGCGAAAACTGCAAATTCGAGCAATGCAACGGCGGTGTGAACCGCTTCTATTGCACACATCCTGCGGCGGCGGCAAGCGTAAACGCAGGCGCCCGCCTGATCGCGAGAACCGAACGGCACAGCACGGAGCTTCCCGTCAAGACAGCGCCGCGCTGGTGCCCTATCAAATACGACAAATAAGGAGACCGACATGAGTAACCAATTCAAATCAGTTTACACCAACGATCCCGCGAATATGGTCGCGGAAGCATTCGCGGAGCTTTACCCCGATGCCAAATACGAAGCGGCGCTCGCGCCCGAACTGTACGACGACAAAGGAACCCCTATATGTTCCTGCATCACGTTCCCGAATGAAGGCGACGATGCGGACGCGGTTCCGATTATCGTCGTCAACTCCCAGCTCGGCGTCGAAATCGCCGCCGCTGAGCTCGCGATGCAACTCATCCACGCCGCTCTCGGCTTTGAAAGCCTGAAGGGCGTGGAAGCCTACGACGCGGCGCTTAATGCCCTGAAGGTAAGATATAACGAAATCGGGAACGAACGCTTCCCCGAAAGCGCGGAGGCGGCGGAACCCGTCGGAGGTGGCGGCAATGAGTAACAAGAAAGATTATCGCGGCGGGTGCCTCATTCTTACCGTCGCCGCTCTTTGCTTCATCTGCCAGATCGTATTCCTGACGTTGAAGCTCTGCGGCGCGGTCGCGTGGCACTGGGCACTCGTGCTTCTTCAGATCATGATAATCGTCGGGCTTCCGCTCCTGCTTATTATTCTTTATTTTTTCCTGCGGCTTCCG